AGTACTGATTGTTTAATCATTAAAGGATATGTTGCATTTGAAAACGACACACTTAGCTTAAATATCACAGACCGTAAATTTAAAAACAAATCTGATGTTGTTAGTTACTGGCAAAGAAACCAATGGAAAATCTTAGGAATTAAAACTAGATTATTTGGAAGGAAAAAAGCAACAGTTATTATTAGAGATAATTGTGGGAATACAGAGACATTTATAATTAATAAAAAAAAATAAGTAATGAGAGGGACGAAAGCATTTGTAGTACATATACCTAACAAGTACAATGAAAAATACACCACAGAAAGTGGTTTAGAAATATACGGTGACCATAGATGGATGGCGAAGGATTTAGCGAATACTATTGTAGACGTTGTCCAGATTCCTTTTGGCTACGATGGTCCAATTAAAATAGGGACCAAAGTTTTTGTAGATCCAACGCTAGTAATGCAAGGGATACACAAAGAAGGTGTTATCGATAGTCCATACTTAATAGACAGGGAGGAAGCATTGTATAAAGCACCAGAAGATTTAATTATCGCGTTTTCAAACGACAACCAAAAGACGTGGAAGTGCTTAAACAATAACGTGCTTTTAACTAAGGTTGAGAGAAAAAAGGACGCTAAGGTTAATGGTATTATTCAGGTTGGCGAATTAAACGACAGGAATTCAGAGATGGTTGTGTTTATGTCAAATGACGAGCTTGTTGAGGATGGTGTTAATGTAGGTGATACGTTGTATGTAGACGACAGGTTGATGATATCTGTAAAATTTAACGGAAAGGAATTGATTTGGCTTAATGTCAGAGACTTATTTGCTTTAGTATAGCATTATGGAAGAGGAAGAAAAAGAAGTTGTTAGTTACAGAAAAGAGCAGGCACTGAATATTATCGAGCAGTATAAAGACTTGATGAAGAAGTACGACCTGGTTTTTGATATCGATGTTCTTGAGAAAGAGTTAGCGAAAGCAAGTGATGACGAACAAAAAGCAGAGGCAGAAAAAAAGCTTTTAGATAAGCTAGATAACAGAAGGTTGGCTCTTGAGAAGAAGGAGGAGGTTCTAGAAAAGATTTATAGATTAGAAAAACACTTATCAAACGAGCATGACCAGGGGATAGAAAAGCTAGAAGATAGGGGTGGTCACCCAACAAGCAGGCATAGAAGACAAGGATAATGATTTTTTATATAGGAAATAAGGTAGAGGTTAGTTTAACCAAAAAGGTTATAGAGCAGCGCAATCGCGTTAAGTTCTGGGACTACGGCTACTGTGAAGAGATTGATGTAATCATCATATCTAAAGACGGGACGCTAGGAGAGATCTACGAGATCCAAGGCATCCGTGTTGGACTACCTGAAATTCCTAAAGACAAATCTCAAATCATTAATAGCGACAAACCTAAGTTCGCTCAGAAATGGAAGCGAGAAGAAATGCCTCGCGGTCTCGAAGAAGAGACGATGTCAGAATCTCGGTTCTCTAGTTACATTGACGACCAGTTTAAAAAGCGTCTTGAAGGGGTTTGGATAAACATCAAAGGAACTCCTGTTTATATGACAGGGACCTATTGGTTTGGTATTCAGTGGTACAGAGAAGAAGTTGACTACCCAATGTTTAGGGTTATTCAAAACGAATTGATGATTTTTTGGGAAGCCTGTAAAGCCGACTCAAGAAGTTTTGGAATGCAGTACGTTAAAAACAGGCGTATTGGTGCTTCGATGCTCGCTATTATCGAGCTCATAGAATCTGGAACAATATACGAAGACAAGCTTCTAGGGATTGTATCGAAAAAAGGTAAGGATTCAAGTAAGATATTTAGAAGACTAATTAAAGGTTTTAAGCGTTTGCCGTGCTTCTTCCAGCCACAATGGGATGGTACAAACACACCAAAGACAGAACTTGTATTGGATGAGCCTACTAAAAGAAGAAAAGCAGGTGAAAAAGTAAGTGAAGAGCAAGGTCTTGGAACTTCAATATCATGGCACAACACAGAGATAAACGCCATGGATGGTGACGCGATATTCAGATCGCTTCTTGATGAATCTGCTAAATACCCGAAAGAAGTACCATTTAGCGAGTACTGGTATATTGTAAAAACATCGCATACTAGAGGTATTCGTATTACAGGAAAATCTATGGTTGTGTCAACAGTAAACCCAATGAAGAAGGGTGGTTCTGAATACCGATCTGTTTGGAACGATAGCGATCCATTAAAAAGAGATGCTAACGGGCGAACAATATCAGGATTATATCAGTTATTTATTCCAGCAAAATATTGTCTTGAAGGAATGTTTGACGAGTTTGGTTTTACGATTATGGAGAACCCTGACAAACCCATCAAGACGGATGAAGGGGTTATGACTAGTATTGGTTCCATAGCGTGGTTAGAGAACACCGCTGAAACACTTAAGGCTGATCCTGAAAAATACAACGAACACAAGAGACAGTTTCCTGACACTATAAAAGATGCGTTCAGGGACGACAGTAGTGACTGTGCTTTTAACCTGGTTAAGATACAGGAGAATATAGACCATAACGAGCACGAGCTTGATGATAAGTACGACAATAGCGGTGAGTTTCAAGGCAATACAGAACTTGAAAGAGGTAATCTTCAGTGGGAGAATGGAAAACAAGACACTAAAGTTATTTGGGTTCCCGACCTAGAGAACGGGAGGTTCTTTGTTAGAAAAGGATGTTTCCCTCTTAAAGAATTTCAAAACGCATACGAAATGAAAATGGCTTTTGGTGTGATGGGAAAATCACCACTAGCAGGTCATATTGGAACTGGGGGAGTCGATCCATACAACAGAAGTAGAACTGCAGATGGAAGAGGTTCTAAAGGATCTTACCACCTAACAACAAAGACGCATACGTATGACGAGTACCCGAACGAAAGCTGTATTGTGGAATACATCGCAAGACCAAGGACCGTTCAATTATTCTTTGAAGACATGATTATGGTATCTGTATTCTGGTCTGTACCTTTTCTATCAGAGCTATCGAACGAGCAATTTTTAACTACGGTTAAAGACAGGGGTTATAGGCATTACTCAATGAATAATCCTTTTAAGCCAGTTAACAAGCTTTCACCAACAGAATTAGAGCTTGGTGGTGCGCCTCAGCAAGATTCAAAAATAGGTGAAGCTCAATTCTACGCGACAGAGAGCTTTGTTGAAAACCACTTAGGTGTCGCAAGGGATTCAAGACATAGAATGCAAGGTGAGATGGGTGACTTCCCATTCAGTAGAACTCTTTACCAAATAAAAGATGTTGACGTGGAGAAAAGAACAAAATTCGATGCCTACATTAGCTTCTCTCTGTCTAGAATAGGGAATCAGAGGCGAATTTTTAAAGCACCAGAAAAAAAACAAAGAACAATAATGCCATTTCAAAAATACGATAACTCAGGATACACCTCAAAATCACTATAACCATGAACCAGAAAACAACAACAAGTGCTGCGCCAGACCCATTAGCACCTTACCATGAAAAAGTAAAAAACAACTACGGACTAAAAGTCGCTAAAGTAATCGCTCAAGAGTGGTTTAATGGCGATGTGATTAGCAGTGGGTGTCAGTTCCATAGCAGAAGCAGTTGGGTGAACGAGATGAGATTACACAATAGAGGTGAGCAGGATGTCGATAAGTACAAGAAGTTTGTCGCTAGACAGAAGAACGATTTAGGATTCCTTAATCTAGATTGGCGACCTATTAATGTCATCGAAAAGTTTACAAATATTGTCTCAAACGGGATATCTGATGACTTTTACAATGTAGATATAAGGTCTGTCGACAGGCTTTCTGTGCTCGAACAAAAAGACAAGGTGTTAGAACACAAAGCCAACATGTATAGCAGGAAGATGATGGAGAGTGCGAAGATTCTTACAGGTATGGACTTAGGGACAAAAGGCTTCCTTGCTGAGAGTCGTCAGGAGATAGAATTGTATAGCGAAATTAAAGAACGCCCTATGCAGGAAGCTGCAGAGGAGCTTAATATAAGTTATGTTAAAGGTGTTAGTAATTGGGATTCTTCAAAAAAGCAATCGAACAAAGACTGTGTGCTTATAGGTTTGCAGGCGGCAAGGCACTACACGGACCCAAACAACGGAGTTCAGGTAGAGTATATTGACCCTGAATATTTTGGACATAGCTACGTTGAGAAAAACGACTTCTCTGACGCTTACTACTTTTTTTACGTAGAGCAAATAACTTTATCAGACATTAAAAGAGAAAGTCTTTTAGGTGATAAAGAACTGAGGGAAATCGCTAAAAAATATGGTGGAACAAACACGAAAGATTTAAACAGGGACTACGGGACTTTACCAATGGACAGTCTTTTAGACTACAAGATCGATGTGATGCGATATAGTGTTAAATCCTCAAGAGAGATTGTTTACAAAAAATACCTAGACAAAAAGAACAACACCAAAAAAGTAGCAAAAAGAGATTCTGAATTTGAAGTTCCTGAAGGAGCTGAGAAGAGTAGATTATCTAAAGTTCTTGACACTTGGTTCGAGGGGAACTACATTATTGGTAGTGAAATTGTCTACGGATGGAAGGAGTCAGAGAATCTGATTAAGGACCAGATGAATAAGGCTATGCCACCATTTGTGGTTCAGGCGACGAATATCTACAAGAACAAGCTTCAGTCATTTCAGAGTAATATTATTCCTCACGACAACCAGATGCAGTATATCCATATGAAGATACAGCATTTATATGCAGAATTGAAGCCAGATCTAATTGTTATTAACGAAGATCATTTAGCGGATTTAAATTCAGATACGAAAGGCGGTTCTAAAACAAGCACCTGGGAAATGGCTTTAACAACGCTTAATGTGAAAGGTGTAGTTGTAGAGAAGCGTATCGATATGGGTGAAATGGGTGTCAAAGATGGCATGGGAGCGAGACCAATGGCTTCTCAGCAAGGAAGTGGTCTTACAGCTCTATTAAATGTTTGGGCGCATTACTACAACCTTATTAGAGAAACTACAGGCGTTAACCCTGCTAGAGACGGTACAGCTTCTGCAGACTCACTTGTTGGCGTTAACCAAATGATGCAACTAGCGAGTAATACCGCTACAAAACATATTGTAGATGCTGCTGTTGAATTTGACAGAAGGGTTTGTGAAGCGATTAGCTCAAGAGTGAAGGGGATTTTTGAATTCGACAAGACAGGTGATTTGAAAAAATTATACCAACAAGCTGTAGGAAAAGAAAACATGGAAGCGATTGAATCCCTTAAAAACAGGCATCTTCATGAGTTTGGGTTCACTATTGAAATGGTTCCAGCAAAAGAAGCACTGGACGAGCTTAAGCAAGATCTTATGATTGCGTTACAGGAAGGTACTATTGATGTTTCCGAGAAATACGAAATACTAAGAATCGCTAGAAGCAATATTAAACGTGCTAGTCAGTACATGAAATTTGTTAGAAACAGAAGAATAAAAGAGAAGCAAAAGGAAAATGAAGCGAACATGAAGATGCAGAGCGACATGAATATGCAGTCAGCTCAAGCTAAAATTCAAGGCGATATCCAAACATATCAAGCTAAAAAACAGATAGATCTTCAGTATGAGTCTCAGAAATCTTTAATTTTATTACAACAAAAAGAAGCAGAGTTACAGCTTACACAGCCTTACGAGCAAATTAAGTTTGAACAACAAGCTTATATCGAGCAAATGAAAAGCTCTCAGAGCATGAGTCTCAATAAATACAAGGAAGACGAGAAGTCTACTAGAGAGAAATCAAACAGCACAAGACAAAGTAAAATGATTGAGCAGAGGCAAAAAAACCTGCCTGCTTTTGACTTTGACGACAGTATTGACGTGGGGAGTTTGTTTTCTTAATAGCTTTTTTGAATAGTAAAAAGAGTTTTAATAGAAAAATAGTATTACTTTTGTTTGTATAAACAATATTTTATACAGGTATATGACTAACGGGAAAGGATTTTTAGATCAATTTAATAAACCTACTCCAACAGCATTGGAGCCAGCGGCAGAGGAACCAGTAGCGGCAACGCTAGAAACTAAGGAACCTATTGCATCGGAACCAGTTGCGGAAGAGACGGTAGTGAAAGAACCAATAACAAAAGACTTAGAGCCAAAAGAAGTAAAGAAAGAGGCTGTTAAGGAAGTTGTTAAAAATGAGATTTTAGAACTTAATGACGACTCGGTTATAGAGTATCTTAAGTCTAAAGGAAAAGAGGTTTCTTCTATTGATGATTTATTTAAGAAGCCTGAAGCTCAAAAAGATCCGTTAGAAGGGTTGAGCGACGAAGTTAAAAAGATTATAGAGTTTTCAAGAGACACCAATGGTAGACCTTTAAAAGATTATCTAGAATTATATAAAGATTATAAAGCAATATCACCTGTTGACTTGGCTCGCGCCAAAGCAATGGAAGCAACTAAAGGAAAGCTTAGTGCTGAAGAGGTGGATCAATACCTTGAAAAGAAGTTAAACATTGACTTAGCCTATGCGGATGAGTTAGATAAGTTTGACTTAATTGAATTAGAAAATTACTCAGAAGACTACTTAAATAGAAAGCTTACTGAGCAACAAAAATACGGAAGCCCTGCAGACAAAGGCTCTAACGATAATATCGTAGAGCTGGAGAACGGCATGTCAATGGACAAAGGGGCTTACGCTAAATTTGAAAAAGAACGTGAACTTTATC